TTAGAGCCGTCTGGAGCTTCGTGGTGTCGCCGCCGATCTCTACCGTAATCCCTTTTATCCTGTTCGCCGCCACACCACCACCCCCTTAATGGCACAAAAAAAGCCCGGCTCCCCGGGCATCACTTCCGGTTAAAATAGGTCAAAATCCTCCTGCCCCGCAAGGACGGCATAATCCGCCCCGTCGTTGCTGCTCTCCGCATACATGTCATTCACCATTCCGATGGTCAACAGATCCAGATCCCGGATGGAAATGCCCAGCTGCACGCACCGCAGCAGGAACAGCGGCGTGGTCATCGGGCGGTCAGTTGCGCGAAGTTTTTTTTAGCCTCCACGTCCGTCTTCACGTTCAGCCCCCACAGCTCGATCAGCTGGGGCAGCACCTGGTAGATGGAGAACGTCCCGAAGCCGTCCAGCCACTCCTCCGGCGTGTCCGGTATGGAAGGGTCCGCGTGCTTCGCCATGATGAAGGCAATGTTCTCAAACAGCTCCAGCGAGAACAGGTCCAGGTTGGAATCCTCCTCATCGCTGCCCCCGATGCTCTTCTCCAGCGCGCTCAGGTCCTTATAGATATCCCGGTGGAACCTGATCCGGTAAATGCGCGGCACCGCCGCCGATGCCCTGAACGGCACTTCCTTCCCGTCAATCTCAATCTTCCTTGTCATGCTCATCCGATCTCCTCCCCGCCATACAGGCTCCCGCTGCCCTCATCCCCGCTTCCGCCGTTATCCCCCGCCGGTACCGGCATATACACCGCCTTGTACCAGTCCTGGTACACCGCCTCATCCGTGGAGTCCCCGGTCTTCGCCTTCACCATGCCATCCGCCAGCGGCGTGGCCTTGACGGTCAGCGTCTCCGTCTGCACCTCCCGGCTCTCCTCGTTGGTCTTGCCCTCGATCCCCGGCCTTGACGCCGAGCAGTTGTAGAGGACATGCCGGATATGCCTCTGGTCGCCGTCAAACTCAAACAGCAGCGCGAACGCCGCAAGCTCCGCCGAGGCATTCTCGATCAGCACGCCCTTGTCGTCCAGCTCCTCCCGCAGCGCATCCCTGCGGAAAGACTCCGGGATCATGGCAAGCTCCAGGTCGCCGTCATAGCCCATGTTGTTGTTGATCACATAATAGGCCGTCCCGTCCGCATAGAAATTCTCCGGCTCCCCGTTGGCGTCCAGGGAAATG